TTTTTTTTTTTTTTTTTTTTTTTATTTGATTTTTTTTTTTGTATTTTTGTTTTATTTGTTTTTTTTTTGTTGTTTTTTTTTTTATTCGATATTTTTTTGTGGATTTTTGTTGTATATTTTTTTTTTCGTGATTTTTTATTTAAAAAATTACCTCCATTATTTTCGTCTTGATTGATAAAATTTATTAACATTTCTATTATTACATTATTATCTAGTTTTGAAAAATTGAATTCATTAACTATTTGTTCTATTTGTTCTTTAGATATTTTATTATTATTATTATTATTATTTTTGAAAATTTGTGATACTAAATTATATAAATTTATTAAAATTATAAAAAAATCTTCATCACTATTTGTTTTATTAAATTTATCTATTAAATTTTTAATTCTAATTTTTCTGAATCTTTTAATTTTAATTCTGATTCTTTTTTTAATTTGTCTAAATGTTGTAATAATAATTGTGTAAATTGTTTTTTACACCTTTTCTCATTTAAAACGCCCATTTTAGATGAGAACCCTAAATTATATTGAACAATAGTTTCTTTATAATCGCTGCTTTTTTGATGGAACATTTATTTATTTTTTAAATAATACCCATTGTCCATTATATAATAAAATATTATCATTTATTATTTGAGAACCACTTACTAATGTATTAATCCTATGTAGATTTTCATAATCAGTTTTATCCTTTATTGTATTTGAAAATTTTATTACATCTTCTCTAACCGCATCCCAGCTCCAATCATCACCAAATAAAATACTTTTATTAACTAAGCAATCCCAACATAACGATAATTCAATAAACGTTTCATCTTTTTCGTGTGCTGAATCTAAATATATGTAATTAGGTAATTCACTAATTCTATGTTGGTTAAATAATCTTTGCAATAATTTTATTCCTACGCTTGTTGTAGCATTTATAGGTAAAATTTTATTTTCAAATCCACTGTATTTACAATTTGCTAAAAATCTTTTATAAATTGTTGGAATTCCATTTTCTAATCTTAAAAATCTCCAACCACCGTTACCAGTTCCTCCATTTTTTTCCCAATCCCACATATTAACATCTCCTGTAAATGGGTCAATACATATTATTTCTGTGGTTTTATTATTATTTTTTAGTGTTTCTGCCATTCTAATTGCTGAACCACCTAACATACTACCACATTCAACAATATAATTAGGTTCTATATTTGTAAATAATATTTGTAATAAATCACTTAAAATATTTGTATGCGGATATCCATTATCTACATATTTTTCTTCGCAAGATAAATATGGGGATAATTGTGAATACAAATTACTTAATAATTCGTTAATTACCATTATTATATTATATTATATTATATTATTTTAACGCAAAATAATGGGCGGTTTAAATGAGAAAAGGTGTAAAAGTATCTTTATTTTTAAAAGTATCTTTAATTTCTTTATAAAATTTATCTAAAGCATTTTTATTTTTATTATAAAAATTTATATATTTTTTTTTAAATAAAATTAACTCTTTTCGTTGTTTTTGTTGTTGTTGTTGTTGTTGTTGTTGTTGTTGTTGTTGTTGTTGTTGTTGTTGTTGTTGTTGTTGTTGTTGTTGTTGTTGTGGTTGTTGTGATTGTTGTTGTTGTGGTTGTTGTTGTTGTGACAGATTGTTGAAGTTATACCTTTTTTCAAAAATGCCAAATGGACTGTCAATTGTACTATTATAATTCATATATAACATAACATGATATTTTTCTATAAATCACATGAAGTAAACCCCTTATAACATTTCCGGCAAACCGGAATATATTTATCCGCACCACCTATTACTACTTCCCCCTCTTCGCGCGTAATACGATGCGTAAATGACGATTTATTCTGGCATCTAAAACACTGTCCATTTAATTTTTCTATACTGTCCGCATATGGCATCAATTTGAAAATCGCCCCATCATTAAAAGGGGTTCTATTATATGTGCCATCTAACCCGCAAATCTCCACCTCTTTCCCACGCTTCTCTACCATATCGAGAACCATTGCTTCTAAATCCTCGAAAAACTGCGCTTCATTTATGAGAATCACATTCGCTGCACGAACCTCCGCCCATTTTGGGTGGGCTAAATCCAACCATACATCGGATAAATGCGTAACCATAATACACGGTATTTTTATTTGATTATGCGTGGATAATACATTCTCCCCATATCGCGTATCTGCAGAATAATTCAATACAGCCACGTTTTTCCCTTCTTCGCGCATACGATGAAACGTTTTTATTAGATGCCAAGTTTTACCAGAGAACATAGGACCGATTACGATTGATAAAGACATCTTCTATATGACAATTTAAAGATATCAAATAAAAGATTTTTATAATCAATTTTATGTCCCGCGATACTATATGTTACCAGTCATTTTCGGTGTTTCTCTAATAAAATCTATGCGACCCTATATTAAAAAAAACGTGTTTGATAATATTTCAAGCGCGGAATTCATCTTTCTGAATAGTCTTTTTATCGGGGTTCTTTCTTTTTGCTACGCCTATATTTATAAACGCGAGAACCTAGGTAATGTTTGGAATTTATCCTATATGCACTATACGTCGGGACTTTTTTTAGCCTGTATTACAGTGGTATCGAGTCTGGCTATTTTCAAACTACAGGAGGATTCTGTTATTACTACGACATTTATTATAAAATCCCTCTCTTCTATTATTCTCTTGATTACCGGTATTTTTATTTATAATGAACGACTGAATGCAAAACAAATCGCCGGAATATTTTTGGGTATTTTAGCTATTTTTCTAATCAAAGGTTGAGAACTTGTGATTACAATACTGTAAAAGTAAAAAAGATATAAACCCTTTTTGCAAAATCTTCTATATGACAGATACACAAGAAAATGGAATTCCATGGGTAGAAAAATACCGCCCTACTAATTTCGCGGATATTGTTCTCGACCCAAAAAACCGCACTATATTTGAAAACATTATCGAAAAAAACTATTTCCCCAATTTGCTTTTCTATGGACCCCCCGGAACAGGGAAAACGACGACGATTATTAATCTGATTAATGCATATCAAGTCAAAAATAATCAAGTCAGTAAAACGACTGTTATCCATTTAAATGCCTCTGATGAACGCGGGATTGATATCATCCGTAATCAGATTTATCAATTCGTCCGTTCGAAAAATCTCTTCGAAAAAGGCATTAAATTCGTCATACTAGACGAAGTAGACTATATGACAAAAAACGCGCAACAGGCGCTGAAATATCTCCTCCAGTCGTCGCAAAATGTACGATTCTGTTTGATATGTAACTATATTAGCAAAATCGACGAATCATTGAAAAACGAATTTATCGCGATAAGATTCAACCAATTACCCGCCGAAGATATTCGCGGATTTATTCGAAATGTGGCCAATAATGAAAAAATAGAAATGACAGAGGAAATGATTCATACTATACAAAGCCTCTATCATTCAGATATTCGTAGTGTGATTAATTTCATACAGCTATCTATGCACCAGTCTAATATGCAAATTATTACAGATGTCATATATAAAAAAATATGGGATATGATATCAGAAAAACATAAATCATCGGATATTATCCGGTATATACATGTAATAAGCATTCAATATAATACGGATAAACGCAATATATTGAAAAATACATACAATTATTTAATACGCGCTTTTCCAGAAAAGATAACAACCCAGATACTCGATATTGGCGAGAACTTGATACATATATATGATGCAAAAATAGAAGATAGCATAGAATATTTCATTAGTCATATAAAAAATATTCTATAGGACATCTATCTGCTATTTTTCTATTCCCTTTTCTTATTGCCTGTTCCCTTTTCTTATTGCCTGTTCCCTTTTCTTATTGCCTGTTCCCTTTTCTTATTGCCTGTTCCCTTTTCTTATTGCGTGTTCCCTTTTTTTCTTATTCCCCTAAAAAATTGATTCAAAAAACAACATAAATATCTTTCTTTATACTGTTTAACATGTCGATTGAAACGGAATGGATGAATTTCTTACAAAACCAATTTAATTCGAAATCGACCGAGTCGATTTCTACCAAATCAGAAAATCCCTATATGACAACTGTATCGGAGAACAAACCGCCAGCATGTAAAGACCTTTATATTTCTACGAAAACAAAAGTACTCTTTTTAAATCAAGAAATCGATATTCATCGTATTTTCTGGTTGATACCTATTGTGGAATATTGGCGGCCAGTAGAAGGTGTCGTCAAAAAACAAATGAAAGTAGTATCTAAAGACCGCGAAGAATTTGAGTCATATAAAAAGAAACTAGATGGTATTTATTATTACCGAGAACATATTATCAAACAAATCGATAATCCCTCTGCACGTAGACTCAAATTCAAAGATGAGCGGAAAATAACAGTGGGTATATCACGTAAAGATATTATGAATAGTCGAGGGAAAGTGAAAAATGCATTTTATAATTGTTTCGCTATTATTTTCCGATTCATGTACGAAGGCGATTTCCGCGAAATTCATGTAAAAATATTCAATACGGGGAAATTGGAAATTCCAGGCATTCTCAATATGAAACTGCTGAATATTGTAAAAAAACTCATATTGGAGATTGTGAATCCGCATTTACCAGAGGATAAACCCGCCGAATTTTTGGCGACGAATATAGAAGATAATGTTCTCATTAATTCGAATTTCAATTGCGGATTTTGTATTAACCGCGACCGGTTATATTCTATTATGCGTAGTTCGAAATATAATATCGAAACGTCATATGACCCGTGTAGTTATCCAGGTATAAAATGTAAGTTCTATTTTAATCATGATATAGGATTCGATAAGGAATCGCAAAAAGGGCAGATTTTAGAAGAAGACCGGACGATGAAAATGTCGGAACTCATCGATAATTGTAAATATAGCCAGATTTCTTTTATGATTTTCCAAACGGGGAGTTGTCTTATTGTGGGGAATTGTACGGAACAAATCCTGATTTTCGTATTCGAATTTATCAAACAGATTCTATATGACGAATATGGAAATATATGCACGAAGAATGATACATATGTGCCCAAAGTGAAAAAAATTAAACAACGAAAGAAAATGATTTATGTTTCCTAGATTTGATTTATTACAAAAATAGCATAGTGCGTAGAATAATAACTTTTTTATCGTGATTTAGGCATAATTATATATAAACATAAATAGATTTAGGAAAATTAAGTATTTAAAGTCATATTAAATTATAATTTATATTTATTAAGAATGTCTACCCCTTCTACTAATGAAACAGTGCCTCCTACGAATTCTGCTGCCGCTGCCGCTACCACAGCTTCTAATACAATCACTACTCCTAACGGATATAGACTGCCCGAAATAACTACCCTCCAACATGCCACCAAATTGGCTATCGTCGATGATAAGCCCATTATGATGGACTATTGGACATACTCACTCGATAAGACAGTGCTTATCGGCGTCAAAGATAATAAAGAGAAACTCTTGGTGAAAAGCGAAGAGGAATACACTAGCCCTATTTCCAAGATTTTCAAAGTGGGCAAGGAATATATTGTCATTACCGAGAACTCGATCTATTTGGTCGATGTCGAGATTCCTACCAAGAGAATAACATAAATTAGTCATATAGATAATATTTCTATATGACTCAAGGTGAACCATTTTCACAAGGTATCATTCAGTTCTGCGATTTGGTCTTTCGTAAGCTGGTCCGGAAATACTACTGTGAATTCAATGACCAAATTTCCTATATGACCATCGCGTTCGAATCCTAACGAAGGAATCACTTTCTTATGTCCCGGTTTAATTACTGATTGATTCACAGTGTTATTAATACATAAATTCTTCTCATTCAAATGCTGGAATTCAAACGAGAATCCACATAGCGCTTCTTTAAGCGTAATTTTTTTCGCATAGGTCAAATCCATACCCTCGCGTCGGAAGGGCGTATTATTATCTACGGTCACTACGATTTTGATATCGCCGTGGGCCTCGTCGTTGATATTATGCCCTTGGTTCTCCAATATAATCTGTTCGTTGTTATTGATTCCTGCAGGAATAGGAATATTAATGGTCTTGATTTCTGTCGATTGGATATTATTCTGGACATTTATCGTTTCGAATTCAATAGGCATAGTAATACCTTTATATGACTGTTCGAAAGTGATTTTAATATTTTTCACGATGGGTTGGGGTTTTTCTATATGACGGAAAAAATGTTGAAACTGGTGACCTCCCATAAAAGGATGACCGCCTTCGAATGGATTGCCACCGCCGCCGCCAGTGCTATGAAAAACGCGGATATTTGGACCTCCATTCATACTGTGCATACCGGGCATACCAGGCATCCCCCCACCGAAAAACATACTGAACATTTGGTCCATATCTTGGAATGGATTGCCGCCGCCGCCACCACCTTGATGCCCATTAATCGCATCCATACCCCCCATATCATATTGTCTGCGTTTATCACTATCTGATAAAATTTCATAGGCCGCGTTCGCTGCTTTGAACTTATTTGTAATATCTTCTAGTTCTTGACCGGACTTATCCGAGTTTTTATCGGGGTGATATAGGAGGGATTGTTTTCTAAACGCCTTTTTGATATCTGATTCGCTGGCATCACGCGAAACACCGAGAACTTTATATAAATCAGTCATATAAAGTTGTTTGATTGGATTCTTTTATTTGGTTTTTCGAATAGTTAAATTTATACAAGTTGCTGATTTATAGTTTTAGTATTATTCTTAATTTACACCCACATTATAGAAAGTGCTTATGAAAGAGAAATATTTCCCAAAGAACAAAACCCGTAAAAATCCCAAGAAAATGTATCAATAAAATGGGCGTTTTAAATGAGAAAAGGTGTAAAACCGCACCTTTCTTATAACTGCGTAAAAAAATAAAATGAAACTTTCAAGGGTGTAAAATAGTTTATTAATTTGAATAATATAAAAATTTGTTTTATATATTATTTCCTATATAATAAATAATTCTGGAGTATTTTATAATAAAATTGATTCAAAATACGCGTTGCTCTTAATATAATATTAAATAATTAAACACATGGATTTTGATATAAACGCATACTTGGATTCTTTACCGGAAGATACAGAATGTATATACTTAAATAAACGTAATTTAACATTTATACCTTCTTTAGAGAGGTTTAAACATTTACGAGTATTAAATTGT